GGTTACTTAAAAGAAAAAAAAGAAAAAAAGGCAAAACAAAAAGTTGCCGAAGAAAATAATTAATTAATATAAAAAAGAAAAAAAATGGCTATTTTAAATGGAACTGAATTAAAAGTTTATAGCTCTGGAACAACTAATCTTGTTGCATTTGCTCAAAACTGTACGTTGAATGTTAATCATTCACCAAGAGAAATCACTAATAAAGAAAGTGCTGGATTTAAAGAAATCTTAGAAGGTCTTAGAGATTTTTCAATTGATGTTGATGGGGCTTATGCATGGACAAATGCAGCTGGAGCTGCTTTAACAAATGGTGCTGATGATGTTTTGCAAACAAATATATTGGCTAATAGATTGCAAGTAGATTTTATATTTGGTGATACTGCATCTTCACATGATGTAAGTTATGCTGGTAAAGGTTATATTACATCTATGTCAATGACTGGTGGAACGGAAGATACTGCAACTTATTCAATGAGTATTGAAGGGACTGGGGTATTAGCTCAGACAGTACAATAAAAATTTAGGTGAGGAGCTTTGGTACTTTTTGTTTAGTACCATTGCTCCAATCCTTACTAAACTAAACAAAAAAATGAATTATACTTTTATAGAAATAAATAAAAAAAAATTACCAATTAAATTTGGTTTTAATGCATTAAGAAAATATTCATCTAAAACAAATACATCATTGCAAGACTTAGATAAACTTGGTGTTGATATGACATTAGATGATGCGTTAACTTTAATATATTGTGGCATAGAAGATGGGCATAGAGCTGCAAAGCAAGATTGTGATTTAAGTGTTGATGATTTGGCTGATTTAATAGATGGTGATTTTGATAGTATAGGAAAAGCTATGGAAATATTGGCTGAACAAATGGGAGGTAATACTGGAAAAAAGCACAAAGCCAAGAAGAAATAGAGGCTCTTACTTGGCAGAGATTAGAGAGAATTGCTTTTGGACAGTTAGGCATGGGGGTAAATGAGTTTTATGATTACTTGCCTAAACATTTTTGGAATAAGTTGGATGGCTTTTATGAACTTGAGAATATAAGGGAAAGAAGTAAGTGGGAAAGAACAAGATGGCAAACTACTTTGTTACTAAATATTCAAATAGCAAAAGGTAAAAAAATAAAGCCAACTGATTTGATTGAGTTTGAGTGGGATAAAAAGGATAAGAAAATAGATTACGAGAAATTGAAAGCAAAAGCTGAATATATTAAAAAAATGAGTGAGCATGGCAAATAAAAGTGTTGGTTTATTAACTATTGCATTTGGAGCTGATTTAAGAGGCTTTGACAAAGCAATGAAAAAAGCTCAAAGAAGTATCAAAAAATTTGGTACATCTATGCAGAGAACTGGAAAAAACTTAACCAGAAATCTAACCTTGCCATTAGCTGCATTTGCAGCTGCATCTGTAAAAGCATTTGATACACAAGCAAAAGCTGAAACTAAATTGCTTACAGCTTTAAAAGGAAGAGAGGAAGTTCAAAAAAGATTAATAGCACAAGCAAAAGAATTACAAACCAAAACTTTATTTGGTGATGAGGAAACAATAGCAGCACAAGCAATGTTAGCTACAATGGGATTAGAAGAACAAGCTATCTCAAGGCTTATTCCTTTAGTTCAAGATATGGCCACAGCAAAAGGAATGGATCTTGTTCAAGCTGCCGATTTAGTAGCAAAATCTGTTGGAAGTAGCACAAACGCATTAAGTAGATATGGCATAACAATTACTGGCGCTGTTGGTAGTCAAGAAAGATTAAACACAGCAACAGAGGCTTTAAATAAAGCCTTTGGTGGACAAGCAGAAGCCATTTCAAAAGTTGGTCTTGGGCCATTAACACAACTAAAAAACATTTTAGGTGATTTATCAGAAGATATTGGTAAAATTATATTACCAACAATAAATGAATTAGCTAAAGATATAAAAGAATTGGCTTTAAAATTTGATGGATTAAGTGATTCAACAAAAAAAAATATAGTCAAATGGGGAGCTATCACAGCAGCTGTTGGGCCATTTCTTATTTTAATAGGTAAAACAATAACATCTATTGCGTTTTTAATACCAATGATTGTTAGGTTAGGTGGAGCATTTAAAAAGTTGAGCATATTAATGTTTAATCTTATAAAGAAAAATCCTTGGCTTTTATTAGCAACTGGTATTGCTGCAATTGGAGTTGCTGTTGCTGATACTTTAGGCGCATTTGATAAGTGGTTAGGAACAGAAGATGAAGTTCAAGAGGAAACAAACAAAACAACAGATACAATAAATGAGTTAAATGAAGCTCTTTTAAACGTAGATAAAACAATTACCAAAGTAAGTAAAAATAAACCATCAATATTACCAGATTTAAAATTTACCCCAACACAGCCATTAGGTGAATTTATGTCACCAATTTCTGGACAATTTACTGAGGAAATGTCTTTGGCTACTGAACAATTTGGTGAGTTTGGAGAAAACTTAATATTTGTATCAGAAAAACAAAAAGAATTAAATGGAATAACACAGTTATATGGTGATGTTTTATTTGAATCAATGATGACAGCAGCAAATAGTCAAGAAAACTTTTTCAAATCATTTATTGAAAATATAAAAAAAGCTGTAAAAAGTTTATTAATACAATTAGCTGTGTTAACTGCAATAAACATTTTATTAGGAGGAAAAGGAACAACAATAAAAACTGCATTTGCAGCTGCAAAAGGTGAATTAATTCCAGCTTTCTCAGAGGGAGGATTAGTAACTGGACCTACATTATCTCTAATCGGAGAGGGTGCTGGGACATCAGCTTCAAATCCAGAGGTTGTTGCTCCTCTGGACAAACTTAAAAATTTTATGAATAATGGAGGCAGTCAGCAAGTTGAGGTTTATGGAAGAATAAGTGGAAACGATATTTTTATAAGTAATCAGAGAGGAAGTTTAAACAGACAAAGATCAGTTTAATATATGGCATTTGCTAAAAAATATTTTTCATCATATAAAAGTAATAACAACTTAGATTATTATTTAGAAATTTTTGTAGAAGATTTTGATTCATCTGCAACTGAAATATCTGTTGGTGCTGGAGGTCCAGTTATATCTTATGAAACAGATCAAGAGGACAGATTCTCACCAATTATAAGTTCACAATGTGTATTGCCTTTTGTTGTAAAAAATACATCATTACAAGCCTTTATTCAGCAACTAAGAACAACATATAAAGAAAGGCAAGTTTATCTACATTTATATAGAGCAACATCTTCAACTTATACAACAACAAAACCAATTTGGTCTGGATTTTTAGTCATGGATTTAGGAAGTGGAGAGGATGTTTCTTTTCCTTATGAGCAAAAACTAACATTTGTTGATGGTTTATCTTTATTAAAAGACATTGATTTTGTTGATTTATCTAATGCTGGATCTGAAACAAATATTCAAGGAAGTTATACGCAAGATAATATGTATTATGGTCCAGGTCTTTATACATTTTGGATAAAAGAAATATTAGCAAAAGCTGGTTGTGCAACAACAACACAAGGAGTTTCAATAGATTATGGTTTTACAACAGCTGTTAATTGGTATAATGCTGATATGCAAAACACTAATCAAGGAAGTGATCCATTAGGATTAACAAAATGTGTTGTTTCTATGTTTCACACTAAAAATGATCAAGATGTTTTTACTCCAGAAAATTGCTATACTGTTTTAAAAGAATTATTAAGGCATTGGGGAGCAAGAATAACTTATTGGAAGCATGAGTTTTGGATTGTACAAATACCAGAATACATTCAAGATGAAAGTGGATTAATAGATAATCCAGATAATATAAACTCAAGACAATATAATCGGTTTGGAACATTGCTTGGCAGTCAAGACCATTTAGGTGATACATATTATACAAGATATGAGCAAACAATACAAAGCAATCAAGTAAGCAAATTAGTTGGAACTAAATATAATTACTTACCAATGATTCATAACGTTGAAGCTGATTTTTTAAGTTTTGCATCTAAAAATTATTATGGTGGTTTCCCTTATGGAGTAAGTGCTGAATCACAAGAGATATTTCAAGGCACAATTATTGACCCATCAACAGCTAATTTCTTATATCTTTCAATTCCTTTAGACTGGAAATGGGATATGTCTGGATCAAGCCTAACAAATGGACATGTTGGTGGGTGGTGGTGTTCTATAAAATTTAATTTTTATGCAAGTGATGGAACAACAACTTATTATTTACAATATGATAGCTCTGGACAAGGCTCTTATTATTGGGTTTTAGAAGCTGACTGGACTCCTTTAGGCAATACATCACCAAAGTATGTAATCAAATCAAGAAGTTTAACAGAAACAAATTATATTGGTTTCCAAAAGGAAATTCCTTTTGTAGATAGTTCTGGAAGTGCTATTTCAATGACTGGTGCATGGAGTTTCTTTTTAGATATTGAAGATTTTGCAAATCAAAGTAGTAGTGGGCCAAGTCCAGGCTCATTTTTTTGTCGGTTTAGTGGTTATGCTCCTTCAAGTCATTATAGTTATGTAAAACATGATCCTTACCAAGAATTTCCAAAGTTACCAACAACAGGCAATGTTTCTGGAAGTGGACCAGAAACAAAATCTGGAAAAGTTAGTTGGTCAAATACATTAGAAAATCCATCAGGTATTGTAGCTCCTTCTTTCTCAACTCCAGTTGGTTTTGATGCTGGGACAACTCAGCTTGATATTAATCTGGTAACAACATCACCATTTAAAGGTTTTTTACAAACATTAAACACTACACAAAGCGCATCTTTTGGTTTATCTTTAAATTCACAAGTTAATAATAGTAAAAATACAGAAACATTTAGTTTTGGAACATTAATTTGGGGTGATGCAATACAGCAATTTGCTGTTGGTTGTTTAAGGGTAAACAATGGAACTGCATTTGTTAAAACAAATCCAGATGGTGAATGGGGTAGAGGAACATTGACTGGTGATAATACATTTACAGAATTACTTATTGATGAATTTTTAAGTGGACAAATAAAAGTTGTTATTGCTCCAACAATGAGATTAGCTGTTGGTGAAGAAAACAAAAACCAAACTGCAAGTGGAACTGGTGGACCTGCAACAAGACCAAGATATGTAAATCCTATCGGAAGGTTGAGAGAGTTTAGAAGCAATGAAACAGATCCAGAATATATTTTTAGAAGAGGAAGTTTTTATTCACTATATGATGAATGGGATTATGAAGGTTATCAAATTTTGAGAGATACAGTAAGCTCAACAACAACAACAAATGACATTGGTGATTTGGGTGGCGCACAAGATAATAAACCCCTTTCTAATGCTAAAATAATTCCAAATGTTACTAATGCTATAATGTTGAATAGTCCAGTTGCATCTATTAGAACAACAGTTCCAGCTACTGGCTCAAATGTTGCTGTAAATGGTAATTTTAACACAGCTGTTGGTTGGACATTGGGAGCTGGTTGGAGCATTGATACAACAGCAAAGAAAGCTAAGTTTACTGCAACTGGCTCAACATCTGAATTGACTCAATCTGTATTAACGCAAGGTTTAACATATCAAGTAAATTTTCAAGTTGTAGTTACAGCTGGAACATTATTAGTAAAAGCGGGGACATCTGGCACAAGTGAATCTATTACAACAAGTGGTAATTATTCTTTTTATTTAGATTGTGATGGCTCTAATTTAATTAAGTTTCAAGCTGGAACAACATTTACTGGTAATATTACTTACATAACATTAAGAGATCAAAAATCAATTAGTGCTGTTCCAATAAATAGTATTGGCTCAACTATTTTTAAATCTGGTGATACTTTTAATTTAATAAATTCTTTAGGTGGTGAAATTTTGCCATTAACAGTTTCATCAAATCAAGGAGCAACAGATGATACAATTAGTGTTACATCAACAGCATTATTTGATGACATTGGAATTGATTCTGTTTTACTTATTAATCAAGATGATTTATCAGCACAATATCAAAACAAAACAAAAGGAACTGTTGCTGGGTTTGGAATAGATGCTGATGGTATAAGTAAAGGAGGAATTGAAATTACTGGTTGGCTAAATAGTGATACAATGAGTGGAGCAGCTGTTACTAATGTTCCAACTGCATTAAGTGTTAAAGCCTATGTAGATGCTCAAGTGTCTGCAACAGATAGTTTGCAGGAGGTGACAACAATAGGAAACACAACTACTAATTCTGTGATGATAGGTAGTTCTTCCAGTCCTACAACAAAATTACATTTAGCAACAAGCACATCTGGTGGATTGCCATCATTTATAATACAAGACAATGCAAGGTCTGGAAGTTCAGCTTTAAACTATTTAATGTTTACAGATTCAATAAATGCAACTCAAGCTAAATTAGGTTTTTTATCTGGCTTAAATACTGAATTTACTTTGCAAAATTTAGTTGGAAATTTAAGTGTTGTTTCTAATAATCAAATGAATATTAATTCTGGCTCAGACACAGTTTTTTTAAGTTCAAGTTCAGAAAAAATGCGTTTGACATCTGCTGGTTATCTTGGTATTGGAACGACAAGTCCGAGTGTGCCTTTAGAAGTTTTTTCATCTGGAACAGATAAATTAAAATTAACAGATGATGATGGCTCAAATATAGTTTTTGGTATTGGCGGCAATTTGTTTTCTCAAGATTTAAGTGCTTCTGCACAATATAGAATAAGGATAAATAATTCAGAAAAAATAAGATTAGATAGTGCTGGTAATTTGGGAATAAATACCTCTTTTCCCTCAGAAAAGCTCCATGTTGTTGGTAAAGGAATATTCACAGACCAAGTAACAATCCCAGCAACTCCAGTTGCCTCAACTGATGCTGCAAGTAAAGGATATGTTGATGCTCATGGTGGAGGTTTAGGTCCATTTTTACCATTAGCTGGTGGAACATTAACTGGAAATTTAGTGTTAAATGATTATGTGTTTTTAAAATTAGGCATTGATGGGGATTTTACTATGCGACATGATACAAGTAACACTGTTATACAAAATTATGTAGGTGATTTAACTTTTATACAAAATGCAGATAGTAAAGATATTATATTAAAATGTGATGATGGGACTGGTGGTAATACTCCTTATATAACTTTAGATGGTAGCCAAACAACTGTTAACGTTTATAAAAATTTACT